GCGGTTTAGCGCGCTCGCGGTTGTACTCCGCCAGGTCGCGGCTGGCCCATTCGGAAATCATGCCCGACCCGTGCACGCGATGCTGCAACCACACGTCCTTGACCCAGACGTTGCGCCAGCCGTTTGCAATAGCCTTGTCGCAATAGGCGTTGTCGCTGCAATAGTGGATAAAGCGCGGGTCGAGGTGCCCCAGGCGCGCGATAGCCTCCGCCCGCACCAGCACGCACCAAAACGGAATATGCCCCACGTTTTCAAGCCCAGTGTCGATTGTCTTCGCCTTCGCCATTGGAGCCGTGCGGCTCTTGCCAGTCGGGCACACCATCGCGATGTCTTTGGCGCTGTGCAAAGCCCGCGAGAGGATTCTGAGCCACGCATAGGTGAACCAGTGCACGTCATCATTCAGGATGCAGGCATCCTCGCCAGGCTCTAGTTGCGCCAAGCCATCATTGACGGTCGCGGTAAAGCCGCGCTTGGGACCGGCTACCACGATCAGCCGCGCGTCCATGCCCGCAGACAGGAGCGCCAGGTCGCCCGTGGCTTTCCCCAGGTCGGCGTCAAGTGTTGGGATAATGATCGCGGTTGAGGTCATGGTAGCATCCGCTCCTGTTGTGGTTTGACTTGCGGCGCGTCAAATAATCGCGGTTGTTTGAGTGCGTCGCTGATGCGCTTGACGGCAATCTCGAAGTAGGTCGGGTCAATCTCGATGCCGATAAAGCGCCGTCCAGTTTGCACGCAGGCGACGCCGGTTGTGCCGGAACCCATGAAGGGGTCGAGGATGGTTTGTCCAGAGACGCTAAACGCCGATACTACGCGCATGGTAATATCTAGTGATGTATAGCCGGGATGTCCATAGTTATCTTCTTTGAAAAAATAACCCAGTCCAGGCATTTGAGTATTGTGCCATACATTCTTTGTTTTTTGCACTGGTTTGATGTTAGTTAGTAAAGATGAAAACTGATTCACAAATCCCCAACGGAAAGCGCCTTCCGGTGAATAGCTCAATATGATTTCTCTGTAATCATATCCTAGTAAGTTCCAGAATTGTGGCTTGTATTTTGTGGGCACAAACACACAAAGCGCATTTCCGGTTATTCTCTGCAATTCTCGAATCCAATAATCACACCATCGAAGATAATCGCCGTCTTCGTAGTCATCCTTTGCAGTATGGTAATCTTTACCAACATTATATGGCGGGTCAGTCCATGATAAATCAACGCTCCGAGCCTCCAGCGTCGGCAGCACTTCCAGGCAGTCGCCAAGGTACAGCGTCACGGTATCGCCTAAGTCAACGCGCTCGAAGGTCATGCGCACGCTCCAAATTGATGGTCGACTACTCTGCCGTTGCGGTCGTTGAACGCGAAGCCCAGGAGCCGCACGACTACGGGCGCGCGCTCCAATGCCCGCAACAGCGCCCCTTGGTCTTTATCCCGCCAGCGCTGCCATTCGGCGCGCCAAGCCGCAAACAGCGCCGCGCAGCGCTCCCGGTCAAACCACATGACGCCGGTATTGAGTTGCAACGGGTCGAGCGGCAATTCTTCTAGCGTGCGCTCGCGCTCCTCTTGGCGCAAATGCCGCAAGCCGTCGGCGCGTTGCGGGCGACTCGGCACGATGACCAAATCCGCGCCCAGTTCCAAGAGCCGGAAGCCCGCCCACAGTTGGCCCCGGATGCGCGTGTCGGCGTCCAGGTAGAGCGTATGCTCGAATGGCGTCAGCGTGTCCAGGTTGACTTTTGCCCAGCGCCCCGGCGTCCCGCGCTCCTCGCACGGAATGAAGCGCGCTTTGACGCCTGGCAGCGGCGTGTCGCTCACAACAGCCACGGGCAAGCCGTGGTAGACGTGCAAAGTGGCAATCGAAGCCGTTGCCTCCGCGCGCGCCTTCTGACCGAAGGCAATGTAGACTACGCCGGTGGTGGTCAAAGTTGCGGCCTCATTTCAGCGCCCATCCATTCCGGCGGCAAGGTCGCCAGGAGCACGTGCCGCGTGTACAGCACCCGCAGAAAAGCATGGTCACGGTCAGCGCCGCGCCGCAGTTCCTCAGCCCACGCGCCAATGAGGTCTAAGGTAGCCTCAGTGCGGCGCACCCACAAGAGCGAAGTGTCGTACATGGGAATCCGCAGGTCGCCCAAGGTCGCCAAAGTCAAGGCGCGCTCTTCCGGCGTCCCGGCACTCTCTGCCAGCGGATAGCCGCCCCGGAGTTGCGCTGCCATCTCGTAGGCGTCGTAGCCATCGTGCTCCTCGATGCGCAGGAAGCCCAGCGCGGCGTTTTGCGCGTTGACTGCCAGGCGCGCGGTGATGAGCGTGTACTTCCATGGCAGCTCCGGGAAGTCGCCCGCCTCCTGCTGCAAGCCAAAGTCACCCAGCGGTAAAACGGGCGTATTGCCAAGACGCAATACTCCCGCATGGGAGAAGTCAAAAGTGGCCTTGAGGATGTCGCCGGGCGTCTTGATCTTGCCCTCGGCTTGATAGCGCAATAGGTCGCGCGGTTGCACCTGCAGCCAGTCGCCCGGCTGGAACGTTTCCCGCACGCCGTCACGCTCACGCTTGATTACCCTCACCGCTTTGACCCAGTGCCACGCCATAAGCGCCTCCCGTTGTAGTTATGCTTCTATTATAGCATACAAAACAGGACGGCGCGCTATTTCGTGCAATAGCGCGCCGTCACGGTTACGCGGTCACACCGCTACTCGACGATCTCCGTCCAGTTGGTTGTAGCCACGGGTGGGTGGTTAGCCGCACTCAGGAAGCCGATGATGGCCATTTCCACATCTCCGGTGACGATGAGTTGCCCGCCGATGTAGGCAAAGCCGTTGGACACATCGAGCTCCTCCGTGCGTACCTCAACGAGGTAGACGGAGTTCTCGCTGCCCAGCGCCTGGGAGCCGAGGATCTGCTTGCCGGTGATAGCCTTGGCATCCGTGCCGGCGGCGTCAGTGGCTTGCCACAAGGCAATGTCAAACTCTGCGCCCTGCGCGATTTCGCCAACCACGACCACCAACTCCGCCTTCTGGTGGTTAGCCATCGAGCGGTAGGTCATGACCTCATGGATACCGGCAGCGAAGGTGTCAACAGTGGCGCCGGCCAACTCGTGGATCTCGTGAAAGCGTTCGGTATAGGTCTCAGCCATGTTACACCTCCACCTATGAAGCGCCTACGCCGTCGAGGACGACGAAGGGCGATACCTCGGAAGTCCCGTCACGCAAGGTGATGGGAGCGGACAGCCACGGGCGGCCGTCAATGCGCGACACGGCGCGCCAGGTGGTTACGTCGTCGATGAAAGCGTAGTGGATGCTGGCGTCAACGGTCACATCCTGACGCAGGCCGACGACATATTTCGACCAGTCGGCGAGGATCAGGTCACCGCGATTGCCCAGGGTCGGGCAGTTCTCGGTAAAGTAGATGGGGTAGCCGAACAGCGTCATGGGCACGCCCTCGCGCGCATTGTCAATCCACACGTAGGACGGACTGGCAGCGGGGCCGGCGAGGCCCAGGATCTCCGGCATGGTGCTCTGATGCGCTAACCAGATGGGCGACTGCCCGGTAAAGTTGGTCAGCATGTTGAACACGTCCGCGATGCTGATAGCGTTGGCTACCGCACGCGGCACGGCGATGGTCGCGCCGCTGCCGGCGTTGGCAATGCCCAACGGCATACCCGCGCCCGTGCCCTGGATGAAGGCCCAGTCGTGCTCGTTCATGATGGCTTCAGAGAACAAGCGCGAGAGCAGGGTCTCGATGCTCATGAACGAGTCGGCGAGCAATTCGTCGCTAACTTGCGTGACTGCGGCCAACTTGTGCGCGATGAGCGTCGCCTGCCGGAAGGCTGGCTGCGTCTCGGTCTTCTCGGTCGCCTCTTCCGTCCAGGTCAGCTTCACGCCGCCGTAGAGGTTGGAGCGGTCGGTCGAGGTGCCGGTCTGATCCAGCGTGGGGATGATGATTTGCCGCCCGCGCATGGGGATGACGAGCGCGCGCTCGCGCACGTACTTCCCGAAAGCGGACAGCATGAACAGCTGCTCCACGTACTGCTGCGGGACCAGGAAGCCGCCGTCAGCGCCAACATTCTCAACCAGGTCTTTGCGCTCCATAGCGCCTTCCCAACCCGACTTGGCGCCCATAGTGGGCTCGTCGGTGAAGCGCACCCGGCGCGAGGTCACCCGCGCATCCGGCACGCCCCGGCGCTTCGTCTGGAAGACGCCATTGAGGAAGTCCCCCAGGCTATCGAAATCGCGCTTGGCCTCGGTCTTGGCTTGCGGCGCGGTGGCTTTCGCCTCCGTTGCCAGGCTTTCGAGGTCGCTCAACATGGCGGCGCGCTTCTGCAGGGCCTTGGCCTCGGCAATCATGCCCTCGGCCTTGGTCATGCTTTCGGCGCTGCCATCCAGCAGGGCGGTCTTCGCCTCTGCATAAAGCCGCGCGGCTTGCGCGGTCAGTTCCGACGTGGTAATGTTTTCCACGGTTACACCTCCATTGAGAGTGTGAGTGCTAAACGTTGCAATTCTTGTTCCAACTCCGTCCGCTTGGCGTCCAGGTGCGTGTCTTGCGACGGCGCGGCCTCTGTGTCAGGCGGGACAATCGCGCTAGCGGCATCAGCAAGCGCGGCTTGTTTTGTGTCATCCTCTGCGCTTTCCGTCTCAGGTTCAGGTGGGAAAGCGACTTCGAGCAGGTCGCTCAAGGCTTGAATCGCGGCGCGGATTTTGTCTGCGCTCGCTTGCGACAAGACGCGCCCGCTTTTGACTTGCGGCGCATCCTCCACGGCCTTGAGCAACGGGCTAACGATGGTATCGTCTTCAAACTCGCGCGCCATGCGCGTATACCAGCGGTTGATGGTTGCCACGACGCGCTCACGGTCAGCCTCTGGAATGTCGGCTTGCAACACGCCCCGCCCGCCGGCAGCGGCGAAAATGCCACGCGGCACGGCGGTCAGTTCGCCGCCGATCACGTCGCAATAGGGCAACTTGTAGCTGGTCAGGTTCTCAGGCGCCTCTTCGTCATGCCACAGGAAGGCGCGCGCGAAGAGCCGCCAGTCGGGATTGTCGCCATCCACGCCCGCCAAGGCCCGCACGCGCCCCAGAGCCTCGCCGGAATCCCACGGGCGCTCGCGGTCGGCTAGCGGCAAGTCGCCATGATACGGCGTCGCGGTCTTGAGTGCGGTCACGCCGGCGCTCTCATTCATCGGAAACGATACCAATGAAATTTCGTGCAGGCGCACCTCGCGCAGGTGCCTGACCGTGCGCCCGTTCACGTTCTCGAAATCAGTCCCGCCCTTGATGCTCTCATAGCCGATGGACAGGCCTTCAATCGCGCCATCCCGCAGCAAGGCCAGCGCATCGCGCCCGCGTGCCGTGTCGGAGATGACCGCTTTGAAAAACAGTCCACGCGCGTCCTCGTGCAACTCGATCGGCTTGCCCAGCGGCTCTGACGGGTCATGCTGCCACAGGAAGCGCACCTTGCCGCCACGCTCAGCCAGCGTCTTGGCGAACGCGCCAGGATGGATGATATCATCGCCCAAGTCCAGATTACCGAAGATGGAGGCGTAGCCTTCCAGCGTCCGGCCTTCCGTATCCAGAGCGGTCAGTTGAAATCCAACGGTTTTTCGTTCCACGTCACCTCCGCAAAACGAAAACAGGCGCACAACCAAAATGGTCATGCGCCTGTTTGCGCCCGATGAGCCTTTGCCCATCCACCTCCACTGTGTGGATTGCTTTAATTATACCACGAAAACAGGCGTTAAAGCCTAATGGTCAACCTTTGC